AACGGCAGCACAACTATCACTGTTACAGACACATCTCATGGCGCAGTTGAAAATGATTTCGTTACATTCTCTGGCGCAGCATCTCTTGGCGGCAACATCACAGCCGCAATCCTGAACATTGAATATCAGGTTGTCAGCATCATCAATGCAAATAGCTACACGGTAACAGCTAGCGTAGCGGCCAACTCATCTGACTCAGGCAACGGTGGATCAAGCACCGTGGGCGCATATCAAATCAACGTGGGATTGGATTCGACAGTTGGTGGTACGGGCTGGGGTGCTGGTTTGTACGGCGGTGTTGCAGCCGGTGCGCTTGAAACTACAATCAACGAAGGCGGCACGTTTTCTAATTCCGACACCACGCTTACAGTGACGAGCGGGACGGGCATCGTTGCAAATGATTTCATCCTGATTGATAGTGAGATCCTCAAGGTCACCAACGTATCCACAAACGACCTGACAGTGACACGAGCGCAGTCCGGCACAGAAGCATCGACCCATGCTAACGGTGCAACCGTTACTTTGATTACAGGCAATGCCAGCACGGCTAATGATTACTTTGGTTGGGGCATTGCAGCATCCGGCGGTCTGACAACCACAACACAGATACGTTTGTGGTCGCACGACAACTTCGGAGAAGATCTGCTAATCAACGCACGAGACAGCAACATCTTTTACTGGGACCGAACAAACAACCTGTCCACGCGTGCGATTGAGCTATCCACTTTAAGTGGCACAAAGACCAGTGTGCCTCAGAAGGCAAAGCAGGTGCTTGTGTCCGATCAAGATAGGCACGTTATTGTCTTTGGGGCGGATGGCTTGGGTGCAAACGATAGCGCCACGCAGGGGGACGGTGTACAAGACCCGTTGTTGATCAGGTTCAGCAGTCAGGAAAACCCGATAGACTTCTTTCCAGCCGCTACAAACACCGCCGGTGACTTGAGACTTGGCGCAGGATCTACTTTTGTGCAAGCTGTTGAAACCAAGCGTGAGATACTGGTGTGGACTGACACCGCTCTGTTTTCTATGCGCTTTATTGGTCCGCCCTTTACCTTTGGCCTGTCTCAGCTTGCCTCGAACATCACGATCATGGGGCCAAACGCGGCTGTATCAACAGAAGACGTTGTATACTGGATGGGTATCGACAACTTCTATGTGTACGCTGGTAGAACGCAGCAGCTTCCATGCACTGTTAGGCAGAAGGTCTTTGGTGATTTCAACAAAGCAGAGTCTGACAAGGTAACTTCTGGCATTAACTCAGAGTTCAGTGAGATATTCTGGTTCTACCCGTCTGCCAACTCCACAGAGAATGATAAGTATGTCATATACAACTATGGCGAAAAGGTATGGTACTTCGGCAACCTAGCTAGAACGGCATGGTTGGATCGCGGAACACGGTCCTTTCCTCTTGCAGCGGGCGATCAGTATATCTTCAACCACGAGATTGGTTTCGATGATGATGGCTCGGCCATGACTTCGTTTATCGAGTCAGCCGCAATTGACATAGGAGATGGCGATAAGTTTACCCACATTAGACGCGTCATTCCCGATCTTACATTCATTGGTTCGACCAATCTTAGTAGCCCGCAAGCTTCATTCACCATCAAGTCGCGTCGTTTCCCTGGTGCTTCGTTTGACAACACGGACTCCGGAACCACAACGGGATCAATCACATCTGCCAGTGTGGAAACATTTACGGAGCAGCTTCATCTCCGGTCTCGTGGGCGCTCGTTTGCGCTACGTATTGACTCTACGGCACTTGGCACAAAGTGGAAGCTCGGAAGCCCGCGCATTGATATCCGTCCGGATGGGAGACAGTAGTGGCACAGGTACAGAATCCTCCACCAAGGCTGCCCGAAGCTCCGGTTGACTATGATCCGCAGTACATGGCGGATTTGATACGTGCGTTAGAGATATTTATTTCGCAAGAAAGGACGCCTGGTGAGATGCGAGGCACAAAGATTACACTGACAGAGCTACCGACAAGTGCATCTGGACTAGAGACGGGCGCTCTGTATAATGACAGTGGTACAGTGAAGGTGGTTACCTGATGGGCCTGTTTAAAAACTTTACCAAAATTCTAAAAAAAGCTGCGCCAGTTATTGGTGGCGCAGTTGGCTTTGGTCTTGGCGGGCCTATGGGCGCGGCCATCGGTTCTGGAATCGGGGGTCTTGCAGCAGGTCAGGATGTTGAGGATGCGCTGAAGACAGCCCTTATCGGCGGCACTCTTGGATACGCGGGCCGTGCAGCGGGGTTTGCACCAAACACCGCTGGCGGCTTCCTGCCCGAGTTTGTAGGAAAACAGGCAGCAGCGGGGTATGGTCTTACAGGTGCGCCTATTCCCACGCAAGTTGCGTACAACAAAGGCATGGGCGCCGCCGCTGATAAGCTAGCCGGTGGTGGGGACACGGGCATCATGAGTATGCTCGGTGACTTTGCCAGTGAGAACAAGCTGCTCACCGCTGGTTTAGGTCTTGGTATCTTGGGTGCTCTGACAGAAGAAGAAGAAGAAATAGGAAGTCAACGTCCGTTCCCGAAAGGTGAGATGTTCGACATTACCGCCCGTTCTCGTGATGGAGAGGTGTATCAGTTGAATGATCCGGAAGATCTTGCAGCCTATCAGCGCGAGATATCTGACTTTGACTACGGAAGGGATCGCGAGATAACACTCAACAGCGGGGGTGAAGTCACAGGACCGGGGACCGGCACTTCTGATTCAGTTCCTGCACGTTTGTCGGACGGTGAGTTCGTCGTAACAGCAAAGGCCGTGCGTGGTGCGGGCGGCGGAGATAGGGATATCGGCGCTGCGCGTATGTATGATATGATGGCCGAGTTGGAGGCTTCTGCATAATGGCTACACAAACTCAAGAAACAATTACCAGACTTCCTGAGTTTCAGGAACAGTATCTGGCGAACCTGCTGACCTCGGCCCAAGGACTCTTTAAGCCGAAAGATGAAGGCGGTCTTGGCCTTTCGATGCCGTTTGCTCCGACAGCGCAGGCAGAGCTTTCTGAAGGACAACAAGCTGCTATCACGGCTGCCCTTGGCGCAGGTGTTGGTTCTTATCAACCCTATCTGGATCAAGCGCAGGCTGGGCTTGAGGGCGCAATGCAAACCGCAGCCGGTGCTAGTATGTCGCCGACGGCGTATCAAGATTACATGGATCCGTATCTTGATGATGTTGTTCAGAGGGCGCAGGCAGACATTGGTCGTCAAGGTCAGATACAAGAACAAGCTGCAAACGCAAAGGCCGCTGGTGCAGGAGCTTTTGGTGGGTCTCGAGCCGCTGTTGTTCAAGGAGAAATTGGTCGTAACACACTGGAACAACAGGCTCGTACAGGTGAGCGGCTTCGCAGTGCTGGCTTCGCGCAGGCTTCTCAACTAGCCCAGCAGGCGGCAAACCAACAACTGAAGCAGGCGCAACTTGGTGGTGGTTTGGCACAAGGTATTGCAGGTCTGGGATCGCAGGCACAAGGCATGGGTGTACAGGACATCAACACACTTCTGGGCATTGGCGGGTTGCAGCAACAGCAGGACCAGACGGGTCTCAACATCGCCCAACAAAACATACTCGGTCAGCAGCAGCAGCCGTTTCAACAGATTGGCTTCCTGTCAGACATCTTCCAAGGTGTGCCGGCCTTGCAACAAACAACTTCGCAGACTACAACGCCGCCACCTAGTGCGATGTCTCAAATCCTTGGTCTTGGAATTGCCGGTCTTGGTGCTTACGGTCAGGCACAACAGGGCCAAGGCTTTTTTGGAAGGGCTTAATTATGCGCCGCGCTCCTCTTAGTCGTCCGATGTTCCGGTCACGTACAGCACCGGGGGCATCTCGCCAGCCCACTGGTGTTCTTGCTTCAAGCCCTGAGTTAATGCAAGCAGCTATGCGTAATCTTCCGAACCCTGCTCCGGGGGCGGGAGTTCAAAATCCGTTTCAACCTGCTGTGTTTAATCAAGGTGCGGGTGAAAGCCTCTTGCAGAATATGTCTGCCCCTGCGTTGAATATCGCTGCGGGTGACAGACCACTTGATGTTTCAGCCGCCCCTGAACCAACAACCTTCACAACACCAGAGCCAAAACCAAAGCCCGATACACAGCCGCTTACGCTGCCCGATGACGTTGATGCCCGCACCGCAAAAGCTGCGCAGCCAATGCTGGATTCAGCTAATAAGCTGAGAGCGGCCACAGACAACATTCTTGAAAATGTGCCTGGTCGAGACGATGTGGTTGTGGCCGGTAAGTCTGTCAATGAATTGTACAAAGATGCTTTTGATGCAATGGATGAAGACACGCCAACTCTTAGTGACTACAACCTCGCCGACTTTGAAGATATGGCTATGGAGTCTCTGGGCTACACCAAAGGACGTGGCCCCAAACAGATTGCAAACGAAGACAAGAAGACATCTTTCTGGCTGTCTCTTATCAAGGCCGGGTTAGCTACTGCCGCCGGTGAAAGTCCATATGCACTTACAAACATTGCACGAGGTCTTTCGTTTGGGGTTGAGTCATTTGGTCGTGACATAAAAGACATCAGCGCAGCCGAGCGCGAAGAAAACAGAGCGATTGCTTCTGCCAAGTTGGCGCTGCTTCAAGACCAGCGAAGCGTTGATGTTGCAAACCGTGCAGCTAGAATTCAAGCAGCACAATTTAAGGCGCAGCTTGGTGATTCGATTCGCCAAGAAGAGAGGGCTGATGCGTTTAAACAAATAGATATAGCAACAGGTTATCTTCAGATTGAAAACAGTTTGTACCAGTTTGTTGCATCGCAAGATGCAAACTGGGCCTCGATTGATTTCAACAAAGAAAAGTTTGCAGCGACACTAAAAGCCACGCTGGCGGCGCAAACTCCTGACATCATCAGAGAGTTGAATGTTGCGGGTTATGTTGTGCCGAAAGAAGAAGGCGGCACAGTCGATTTCTCCGATTCAGACAGCTACAAGCTGACAGATGAAGGTATTACTATATTCAATAATTGGATCCTCAACAAAGGGTCTGTGAAGCTGACTGATCTTGTTCGAACAGCCGACGCCGCTGGCGAGACCATGATCGTGGGGTCAATGAACTTTGCAGATGTAGAGGATGGAAGCGAAAGAGCCAAAACAGTATCAACGCTGTTGGGTAAGTTAGCGTCTGATCCTGATGCCGCAGCAGCACAGCAAATACCTATATTCCGTGCAACCCCCGGCGTCAGCACAACTTCCCGGCCTATGATTGATGCAATAGTAGAATCCGGTAATTTTGAAGGCTTAGAATTAATAGCTCTGGGGGAGGATGAAGACGGAAAGGTAACTCGCGGAGTTATAGACCCAGCCACTATGGGTAGCAATGATGAGATACAGGAAATAAGAGTGAAGAAGCCGCCTGTTGATAGCGACGACGAGTTGGCAACAGAAGTTGTCTCTGACCAGACTATAGACCCCGCCACTGGTAAACCAAAACTCTGATATGAAAAAATGGAATTACAAGGGCGAGATCTTTGAGCTTCCAGAAGATTTAAGCGCGCAGGATGCTACGGCACGGATTAAGGAAATCTTATCCGAGCGAGAGAATACATCCGACAGCACCCCTGAAGGCAAACTGCTGACTGCTTTGAACTCCAAAAAAGATGATGAACGCGGTCTTCTCGGGGACATCGGGGTCAACCTCGCAAGAGGTGTTTACGAGGGTGCGAAAGCCACAAGCGAACTCGTCGGGTTGTACTATGACGTAAAGTACAACACCAGCGGCACTAGCTTGTTTCCTAAAGAAGACAACGAACTTCCAACAGAAGATCCTTTTCCAATTGCAGGCGCAATTGTTAAGGGCTTTGAAGATGTAGGCGAAGGGGTTGAAGAAGTAACCGGCATAGAAGGAAAAGCAACAACTCTTGCCGGTGAAATTTCACACGTCGTCGGTCAGTACGTCGTTCCTGGGGGACTCGGTGCAAAAGTTGTGTCAAAAGCCACAAAACTTGGACGGCTTGAAAAGCTGACCCGCGCAAGGAGAGGCAAGTCTAGTCTCACCAGAAGACAAAAACTTTTGCTGAGTGGCCAACAAGCTGTTGGTGCAACGGCGGTAGACTTTATTGTGTCGTCAGATGAAAGCGAGGGAATACACGACTTTTTCGAATTAGGCCCGGACATGTCTCCGGAACGTAAAGTCGGTGAAACGGCGCTCGAGCTTCTTGGTGCAAAGCTTTTGAACCGTACGTTGCTTGGAGCCGAGGCTGGTATTGCCACTGTTGTCCTACCACCTGTGCTTGGAGCAGCACTCAAAGGCACCTTTAAGTTTGGTGCTTCTCGCCCCGTTGAAATAGCATCTGACATTTTGCAGAATAAGTTAGGTGTCGTAACCCCTATTGCACGATCTTCGCCCAACTCTATCTTGGACCGCGCCCGCCGGACCACGGTTGCTGATCTGGTTACCGTGGGGGCGCTGCCGGCTGTCCGCAAAAGTCTAGAGATAGCCACCAATCAAATATTAAAACAAGAAGCACGGATCTTAGATGCATCCGACAAGGTTGGGCTTAGTAGCACGATTATTGCTAACCTATTCGCCAATCTTCGCTATCGCGGGTTTCTTGACCCAGCCGCTGCTAGAGCCAACTCGCTGGTCAACGCTGCTGTCGAAGGCGATGTGAAAAGAGCAGACCGCCAACTGACAAAAGTCGAACAGAAGATTGATGAGTTTTTAGCTCGTCCTGAAATGAGACAACAGACAGCGGTTACAAAACAAACTTTGATGAACGCTTTCATGGACGTTCTGGAGACAGGTAAGCGTCCAGACGATATCCCAGATGAGTTGTTTAACGCATACAAATCGGCTCGAAATATTATTGACCAATTATCCAACCGGCTGCTTGAGACCGGCGCGGTACGTGCACTGCCTGAAACTGCGGCACCGGGGAAAGCGAGTCGAGAATCTTTGATGAAAGCAATCCGCGAAAACACTGAATTAGGCGGATATTTGAGACAACGATATGCGGCGTACGAAAACCCCAAGTATAATATTGCCGCCGGGTCAGCAAGAGAAAAAGAAATATTTAACTTGATTCGCACCAGTGTAGGTGGGCGTAGTGAAAACACCGTCTTTAATCATATAAAAAGTGTGCTTGGAGAAGAAAGTGATTTTCTTCGTATAACAGATGAACAGACATTAGATACTTTAACTGAGCGCCAGATGCGAGAATACATTCGTCTTGTTCTTGCCAAGACCCCCGCCGGTATGGGCAAACGCGGCTGGGGCGGATTTATGGGTAAGGTTCCAATCCGGAAGTTAAACACTCAGCTTCTAAATAGACGCAAGGTTGAAAGTCCGGTTCTTAAAGAAATTCTGGGGCAAGTCCGTAACCCACGAGAGTCTTACATTTCTACGGTGTCTGATCTATCCACGTTCATTGCGACAGATAGTTTTTACTCCATAATACGTCGAGTCGCTGATGCCGATATGCTCGACGCTCAGTTCCGGCGCGGTAAATACGGCGAAGACTTTTTAAATCCTGCGGAGCGCGAGGCTTTAGCAGAGGCTCGTAAAACGAACCCGACAGCCACGGCTGACGTTCTCGGTCCTAAGTTAGATGGTCGATACATTGACGTGCCGGCTCGTGTGGCGCAGCGTCAAGAACGTCTACAGTTACAACTTGAGTCCGAGGTGGCACAAGGCGCTGGTGATGGTCGTGTTAGACAGCTTCAAGCGGAAATTGATGGCGCCGAAGAGTTTGTTATGACGGACTTGCGAACGAAGGGCTATCACATTATTGGTAGAACCGATTCTTCAGGAAACATCATAAAGAAAGATCCAGGGCAGTCTGAAAGTGCTTTCGGTTCGCTTCATAATATTGCAATGCCAGAAGCTATGGCTAGCTCTCTGCAACGCAACATCATTTCGGACGACAACTTTTTAGGAAACATACTTCGCACCATGTATGGTGGCATGTTGAAGTTGAAGGGTATTTCTCAATTTAACAAAACAATTTTGTCTCCAATCACACAAGTTCGTAACGTCACCTCGGCAAGTATGTTTGCGTTGGCGCAAGGAAATGTTGGCTCGGGCGCAAGTCTTGGCCAATCTGTAGATATTGTCCTACGTGATCTCATTAACAAAAAGTTTTTGAGTGCTGATTACAGACTGACAGACGAGGGTGTGGAGTATCTGGCTGATCTTCAGCAGCGCGGCATCATTGGCAGCAGCGCGGAGTTGCGGGAACTACAGGATAACCTGCGCAAAGCAACAAACACCCGAAGTCAAAATGTCATGGAAGACCATGCCTTAGTGTCTGATGTCGCCACTACCGGACCAAAGGATAGTGGGCTTGGAGGTTCTTTAGATAGAATGAACCGACGCAATCTTATGTGGCAGTTTCTTGGAAAAACAGCCGATGCCTACCGCGCCGGTGACGATGTTTGGAAAATATACAACTACGAGTTTGAGCAATCAAAACTTCGCGAAGCCTATACCAAGATGTTGGAGCGTCTGGCCAACAGCCGTCGCAAAAACCCGATGGACGATCAACAGTTTCAGAAAGTTGTTGATGCGCAGACCAGAAGGTTCAAGCAGTTTCTTGGGGATGAAAACGCAGTTTCCATAGAAGAAGCAATCAAGACTCGCGCAGCAGATAACGTGCGGAACCTGGTTCCTAACTACGAGCTAGTCCCACAACTTGTTAAAGACATTCGTGGTTTGCCCGTCGGTAACTTTATTGCGTTTCCTACTGAAATAATAAGAACGGGTTTCAACACACTTGAAACTTCTATGAAAGAACTTGCTAGCGATGATGCAGGTATTCGTGAGATTGGCATGCGTCGTCTCATGGGTTCTCTTGGAACATTCTACGTTGCAGGACCGGCTCTTCGCGACACCGCAATGAACCTTGTTGGTGTTACGCCTGAAGAAATGGAAGCGGTCAACATCACAGCCGCGCCGTATCAACGTGATTCTACTTTCATACCATTAGGTAGAAATGAAAAAGGCTATCTTGAAGTATTGGATTTCAGCCACTTCAATCCGTATGACATGCTAATTCGTCCATTTGAAGCTGCTTTAAACAGTCTTGATGAGAGCAACAAACTACAACGTGGAGCATTTAACACGGTATATCAAGCGGGGCATGCGGCGCTAGCTCAACTGACAGAACCGTTTCTTTCAGAGTCAATTGCCTTTGCAGTCGCGCGAGATGTGCTGCCGGAGTCTATGTATGGTCGTGGCGGTGTGACACAGACAGGTGCAAAAGTGTACCGTGATTCGGAAACCTTTGGCAAGAAGATGGAGCGGTCATTGATTCATGCTTTGAATCAAATGGGGCCAAGCAACCTAGATCCTTTCCGGGTTCCTGTAGGTGCCGACGTTTCTGAGATCGAGCTGTCCAGGCTTCCGCGCAGTTTACTCGGAGGCCGGCCCGAATTTGGGATCAGCGAGACAGAGCCGAGCACGGGCCGTAAGTATGCACCAGAAGGGGAACTGTTCCGGCTGTTCACAGGGCTGTCCGCACAAGAGGTGGATCCAGAACGTGTCTTAAAGTTCAAGGCAAACGAGTTCAAATCTGAGCGCTCCGACGCAGCAACTCTTTTCAATGATGTTGTAAACAGAGATTACGCCGGAGAAAATGACTATATAAATGGATACCTAGCGGCGAACCAAGCTCGACTTGGCGCTTTCCGCAGAATGGCTGTGCAACTACGAGCACTTGAAAACTTAGGCTTGAGCACAAGAGACATAAAAAGAATTTTACGTAAAGAGCGTGTCGGTAAAGACGAAATGAAGGCATTGCTTCGTGGAGAGTTTTTGCCGTACAGCCCAGCCGACGCAAAGCTGGATGAAGCTAAAGATAAAAACCACGATATTCCAAAGTCATTGTTGCGGATCATGGAGCGCGATCTTCGTCGCTTGTCTATTGACCCGGATGATCCAGAAAAACCACCTTCAGATGCTTTTGATTCTGATCGTTTCGTGTCCCCGAAAGAAAAGTCTTTACCGAAGCTGCTTAAAACTTCGGACAGCGGAGCACGGTCCACGGATGCTGCACCTGTGCCGCAGCCCACTCCAACACCGCCCCCCGTACAAACCGGTTCCGCAGCAAATTTAATTTCACCAGTCAGTGTCGAAGACTTGCTTCAAGATCCACGGGATTTGCAAATCGCAAGAAGAAGGAAAGCGGTAGGATGATTTTTGCTCTGATAAGAAAGCTGTTGATGATTCAAGAATCACGAGACTTGAGTAGTCATCGTCTTCATACTACAAAGTATGAAGACCTTTGCATGTAAGGAAGAACCCATGAACCTAGAACAGTTGCAAAAAGAGCTAGCCGCCGACGAAGGATGCAAGCTCGAGATCTATTTGGACCATCTTGGATACCCTACCGTCGGAATTGGTCATCTAATTACTGAAAATGACGAGCTTCACGGCTTCGAAGTAGGCTCAGAGGTCTCTCAGGAGCACGTCGATGAACTATTCCACGAGGACATTCAACGAACTGTACGAGATTGCGAATTATTGTATAATGATTTCAATGAGTTGTCGGAAGAGCTACAATTGATCATCGCAAACATGTGCTTCCAATTAGGCCGTCCTCGGCTAACAGGCTTCAAAAAAATGAAAGCTGCGGTCGATTCCAAGGACTGGGCAGAGGCCAGTCGTCAGATGTTGGACTCGAAGTGGGCTAAACAGACCCCGAATCGGGCATCTCGTCTGGCTCATCGGATGGCGGCGTTGGGTGATACATAAGATAGAACGCCTTACACTCAGGACATGACAAGTTGGAGACCATGAAGTGATCTTCATCGTCTTCAACGTCATGGTCGCCGCCCCAGATTAGATTCCAGCCGCAGGCAAAGCACTTCGGTATCATTCTATTCTTCCCATTCAATAAACGTAGTTCCCTTGTGCTGGGTGATCATAAGCGCATGGGAGTCTTGGCATCCTTCGCAGAAAAACATAAGAACAGTGGCGTGTCTCCGCACAGATGGATTCCCTTCGTCGTCCAACTCCAGTTTTGATTGCGACACCAGCCCCGAGATAGGATTAGATGTAACGAAAATTCCTTCCTTGTCTTCGCTTCGACAATACATGAACGTCTGAACGTGGTGAACGTGTTCATGACCACAGTGTGGGCAGTGTAGCTCGTTGTCTACAACATTGATTTTCATTTTTCTTCTCCTGTTACTTGGGAAATTTTGACGAATTTTACCCAACCTCACCCCAATTGTCCCCAAGCTCGGCGTCCACGTCGAATGGCACCTTCAAGTCTGGTACACAACTCTTCATGATTTCAACAATCTTCTCCGATTGTTCACAGGAGTTCACACTAAAACACAACTCGTCGTGAACGGTGAGCATTGGTGTGAGACCTTCTGAATAACAAACAGCCATCGCCTTTTTAGTCTGGTCCGCGCTTGATCCTTGGATTAGTCGGTTCAGTGCCTTATACGTGAACGCGCGACGAATCATACCCTTGCCGCCGTAATGTTCTAGCGCCTCCTTCAATTGCATTGGCTTGTTGTAGCCAAACGAGCGAGGCTCATACATGTCGAACCGGCACTTGCGCCCCATCCATGTACGGATCACACCTTTCTCTTGCGCCTGTTCCATCGCAAGATCGGCGATACCTTTCACGAACGGCACCTTCTCATGGTATCCGGAAAGCAGATGTGTGGCGTCGTCTTCGGTGATGTCGAGAACGCCGGCCAGTTTCTTCTTACCCATGCCGTACATAATACCGAGGTTCACAGTCTTGGCTTCCTTGCGTGATACACCTGCCATATCTGCAACCATTTGGTGGAAATCAGCATTGCCTTCGTGATACATTTGCACCACATCATCAATACGAGGATCCCGCCGAGCACCCGTTAATGTTGCGCAATAGTGCGCTAACCAACGAGGCTCTTGAGAAGCGTAGTCAAAGCTGCCCCATTTCTCCCCTTCCTCTGGGATGAATAGACCACGGATCATTTTCTTGATTTCAGGGTCTCTTGCTGGGATTTGCTGGAGGTTCGGGTTGGACGAAGAAAATCGTCCGGTAACTGTGCCCCCTTCATCTGAACGAAGAGAGTGAAAATCACAATGAATACGACCGTTATGCGAATGCTCAAGAATAGTTTCGACAAATGTTGTGTTGGCTTTGTTAAATTCACGAAGTCGTACAATCTTTTGCGCCACCGGGTGAGGGTGATTCGCCAAAAAAGCTTTTGTAAAGGCTGGCGCATTAGTCTTCTCTGTCCTTTGGTAGGTCAACCCAAGAGCGTCGAACGCCTTTGCTATAGATGTAGCAGCCCACGGCTCCACAAAGATGCCGGTCTCTACCTTTATTTCTTTAAGTAGACGATCTTCACGCTGTTTCAGGTCTTTCTTTACTTGTTCTGCACGATCAAGATCGATTTTAACACCGGCAGATTTCATATCCAAAAGCACTGGTATCAAACTAACCTCTAGCTCAAAAATGCTAGTGCATTCTTCTTTTGCAAGATCCGTGCGAAATCGTTCCCATAGTCTCAGTGTGACAGCGGCGTCTTGTTCTGCATACTGTCCTACATACCGAGACGGCAACCTCCACATGTCTTTCTTCGGGTCAACTCCAAACTCTCCGGCAGCAGAACGGAGCATCTTTTCGTTCTTCCGCTCGTTAAGATAATCTCGTGCCAACGAATCTAGGTTATACCACCGACGGTTTTCATTCAGAAGCGGCGCTGCCACCATCGTGTCTATGACTTTGCCCTGTACTTCAATCCCTTCCGCACGAAGCCAACCAAGATCGTACAACGCATTGTGCATCACCTTCTCGATATTTGGGGTGGCCATCTGCTTTTTTAGCCACGCCATAACAGAAGACCGGGGCAGGTTCCCGGTCTCGTGTTTAATTGGGAAGTACCAAGAACTGTCACCTGCTGCGACAGCAACACCAATTATGTAACCGTCTTTACGACACCATCCTGGCCCTTTGGTTGTCAGGTTTGGGTCTCTGGTTTCTAAATCAATTGCAATCCTATCGTAGTTTGTAAGATCGGGGAATGACGACGGTGGGGACCAGTCGCTGTCTATGTTGCCCCATGCGACATCTTTTATGTCTTGCTCTAGCAGATGATACTGATGTGACTCATTCGTCATTAGATATCTCTCCCCCTAACGCCGCGTACCCAATAATATCGGTCCACGAATCATCTTTGTGCATGTCTTCGGCAAGTCGCGCCAGCTTTAGCCCAACCATCATGGCAACCACTTCGGTTGGTGTGATCTTATCCAGCAACTTCTTGCGAAGCAGCACGTTCCAGATCGTGGCAATGCGTTCATGATTTACAAGCGCCGGTCCATAGTCCTCGGCCCTTGATCCATTGATTAGTTCTTCCGCTTCTCGCAGAAACTGTTCTCTGTTCTTTGTCATGTAGCAAATCCATAATATCCTGTTGATTCAATTAGATGCAGGTGTTTTTTAGCACGAGTAGCACCTACATAAAAAACCCTAACCTCGCTGTCTTGGTCAAGGTTCTCTACACAAGCTTTGCTGGAATCTAGAAAGAGAGCGACGTTATCCGCCTCGCCACCTTTGGCTTTGTGAATCGTCGATATCCGGATCCTCGGTTTCCCAGATAGTAATTTCTCCCCCCGCCGCCGTACCGATGTAATGTAGGCGATCTCCCTGTCCGAAACTTTCAAGACAGACATCCACGGCGACTCCGCTGTCGCGCTCAGACCGCACTGCGCGATTAAATCGTCGAGGGTATAGGATTGTTCTGGGTCTAATGATCCGAGGGTTTTGCGCCCAGATTTGGTAATAACATTTCCGTTCAGTATCTTGGAGAACTTCTTCAGTTCCTCCGCTGACAAGTCTTGGCCCTTGCATAATTTTAGCCATACCTCAATTCCGTCTAGGACATTTTGTGACAGAGACCAGCCGGCCCCTTCTCTCCAGAAGAGATAACCATCATCCTTTAATCGGGAGGCGATCTTATTCGCAATGTAATTGGTCCGGGCTAAAATCAACCATTCACCACTCTCCAAGTCCAACTCCATGATATCACGATGCCACGAAAGATTGCCCTTTCTTTCGACGGGTTGCCAAATCTTTTCCTGTCTGGTAGCGACTCGCCGTACAAGCTGGTCGGCAAATTTGTGCACGGTCAACGGTACACGGTACGACTTGTCGAGGACCACCTTACGGTCACTAGCCCCCAAGAAATCCGATACACGAACCCCCATCCATGAGTAGATGCATTGATCGTCGTCCCCGGCGTAGTAAACTTGCTTTGAGTTTGGAACCAAAACCTCTTTAACCATACGCCATTGCAGCGGTGCCAGATCCTGCGCCTCGTCGATGATCAACAAATCAAAGCGCGGACTAGTGCCCTGCTCGATGAAGTCCTCAATCATGTCCACAAAATCGCGCTTACGAAGCTCCTTTTTCAAATCCTCATATGCTTTGGCCAAGACCCGAAGCTGTTGGAAGTGCAGTTTGTAATCACCTGCATCGTTGAACTGTTGTTCAATCGTAACCTCACGCACCCGTGCTTCCTGCACCATCGACAGATACTTGTCGCCGCCCGCTCCGGGGATAAACAGCACACCATCAGACATGTTGTTCGAAGCATTGGCTCTAAACTCTAAGCCAACAAGCTCCCCAAGTTTGTGGAAGTCTGCGCCCTTAAACACATCTTGCCCCCTCATGCCAAGACAGTTGAAGGCTAATGAGTGCAGTGTTCGAAACCAAATCAAATCGCGAGAGTCAACATCCAACTCAGCCATTGCGCGAGTCTTAGCTTCCTCTGCCGCCTTCTTGCTAAATGACATAAACGCAATACGGTTCGGATCCATGCCAGCGGCGATAGCGTCCTTCACGATACTGATTAGGCGGGTGGTCTTGCCGGTGCCCGGAGGGCCAAAGATTGTCGTCTCCATCAGAACGGCACCTCCGTGCTGGCAACAGCAATATCAGGTGTTGACACCTCGGCAGCAAACTCTGGCACCCACCAAACACGAACCGACTTCCATTTGCCGCCAGATGTCTTGAAGCGTTTGACACCGTGCGAATCCGTACCGTCGTTCATCTCCTTGATGCGTTCTTGAATCTGCGCCCTCGTGTAGCTATCGAACTTCTTCTGCCGCAAAAATTCCATCAGCGAGTCAAGGCGGAAGTATGTCCGTTGCTCTTCGTTGTCAGTGTAAGGTTTGCCAAGCATGAGTTCTTCGACAGTTACAGCCTGCACACGGCCCGTGCAGTACCCCTCCAAAAGGTCTGTGAACTGCCCCTTGTATGTTAGCTCCTGGGGCACTTCGATCTGATTGCAGTTGTCCATTAGGTTGTTAATCAAACTTTGCCAGTCAGCATCCTTGGCCCGCTCCGGCATAAAGTTAAGCTGTTCCATGCAGCACCGTTGAAACAGTCGTGGGTTCTGTAGCTGATCTGTGTCTAACTCTAAACGTCGCCCATCAATGTCCAAGAACCACAGGCGCGGCTCAGACATAACAACTGACAAACCACTAATGGTGGGCAACGATCCACCGCCGCCGATTCCATGCGTCATGGTGCGGCAGACATTCTTGTTGCAGTAG